TTATCTGGAATTCAGTTGCCGAATTGCACTGTGATGGGCAACGCCGCTTTCAGGTCTTGTCATCACCTTTTGAGCGTTGATTTGACATTAACAAGCAGGGTTGTAAGACTGTCGCAGGCGGCCAGTTATACATTTTCTTCAACGCCGATTACAGGCTATACAGCGTCAACTGGCGGCGTATATGGCTCTGTTTATGTCCCGGCAAGTTTATATGATGCGTATATATCAAACGCGAGTTGGTCGGGGATAGCAGACCGTATTGTTTCAGTAGGTGAATAGGCATGAAGCTACAGATATTAGTACCGCACTACAAGGAAACAGCCGAAGTCATAGAACCGCTACTTGATTCACTGGCAATACAGCAGTCAGTTGATTTCAAAGATGTCGGCGTGGTGATATCTTATGACGGCGAGGAAGCATTCGGACTGCCGGAAGCAGACTGGAAAAAGAAGTATCCGTTTGAAATCCTTCACGTTCACGGAGAACATCAAGGGGTATCGGCTACCAGAAACAATGCTTTAGATCATGCTACGGCAGACTATGTGATGTTCTGCGATGCGGATGATATGTTCTGTCATGTATGCGGTCTGTACGTCATCTTCAATGAGATCAAGATAGGATTCGATACCATGACATCCATCTTCATTGAGGAGAGTCGTCACCCGGAAACGAAAGAACCTGTCTATGTTAATCACGATATGGACAGCACATTTGTACATGGCAAGGTGCATCGGAGAGAATACCTGATGGAGCAGAACATCCGATTCAATCCGAACCTGACGATACATGAGGACAGCTACTTTAATATCCTTGCCCAGAACCTGACGGAGAACGCAAAGTATTGCCCGACACCGTTCTACCTGTGGAAGTGGAGAGATGAGAGCGTATGCAGACACGATCCTGAGTACATATTGAAAACGTATAACAATATGCTTGATTCGAATGACGCTCTTGTGGATGAGTTCGCCAGACGTGGCAAGGAAGACAAGGCGCAGTTCTATTCATGCTTCATGCTGTTCGATGCGTATTACACGATGAACAAAAAAGAATGGATAGAGAAGACCAACAAGCATTATCGGGATGATGTGGAACAGAGGTTTGCCACGTATTTTCGGAAGCATAAGCACTACTGGGACAACTTGAAAGATGGAGATAAGATGATGATTTCAAACGGAGTCAGAACACGTTCCGTCATGGAAGGGATGCCGATGGAAACGATAACGATAGATGCATGGTTAAAACACATATCAGACATATAGACATTACCTCAAATAATGACACCACCCGACATCATCAGGCTGGGGGAGGGAGTTTTTCCAGCCCCTACCAGAACAAAGGGGACGCAGGGATACAAAGCCCCGTCCTGTTTTATCCCTACCCCATGTACCTGATAGCACCTACATAAACCACCCCGATGGCAGCATCTTCACCCGGAAGGCTGCCGTCTTTTATTTGGAGGGTACACAATGAGATCAGACCGGACTCCTGGAAACAGGGCCGCCTATGAGAATGCCCGGAGGCGGGTACTGGCAACACAGAAGATCTGCGGGATCTGCGGGAAGCCTGTTGACTTCTCGTACAAGTATCCGCATCCGTTATCACCTACCGTTGACCATATTATCCCCGTGGCCAAGGGCGGGCATCCCTCTGACATGGACAACCTGCAGCTGGCACACAGATGCTGCAACAGAGAGAAATCAGATAAGTTATTTGCTTCCAATCGTCCGCAAGTCGATCAGGAAGAAAAAATAATATCAAACCAATTACTGGAACAACACGCCGACTGGCGAACATATAGAGCCAAATAATTGTTAAGGCTGACGAGCCGCGCCGGAGCAAAAAGGGGGGCGTACCTCCCCGACTCCCCGCCCTCCGTCAACCACAAGCCGCAACTGCACAGAAAAACACATGGTAAAGGATTTTTGACATGGCTGAATTAAAAGGTATGACATACCTGAAGAACAAACTGGCCTTGAAGAGACCGCGGGTCAATCTTCGTTATAAGCACTATGAAATGAAGAATATAGCCAGAGATTTCGGCATCAGTTCCCCTCCGGATCTGCGTTACTGGATGGGAGTATTAGGATGGTGCGGGAAGGCTGTCGACAGTCTCTCGGACCGGCTGTCCTTCCGAGAGTTCGGCAATGATGTCTTTGACATGAACGGCGTATTTAAGGCGAACAACATGGACGTGCTTATAGACAGCGCGATCCTGGGCGCACTGATCAGTTCATGCGATTTTATTTACATCACTGCAGATGCTGATGGATTCCCGATGATGCGCGTGATCGACGGCAGACACGCCACAGGCATTATCGATCCGATCACCAACATGCTGCAGGAGGGCTATGCCGTTCTGGAGTTCGATGACCAGGATAACCCGATCACAGAAGCATATTTCATTCCGGGAAGCACAACGATTTATGAACGGGGCAAGCAGATCAGCACGGTCAAGAATAACGCGCCGTATCCTCTGTTAGTTCCGATGATTTACAGACCGGATGCAGTAAGGCCGTTTGGTCATTCCAGGATCAGCAGGGCCTGCATGTCGATTGTTGATTCTGCAGTCAGGACCGTAAAGAGATCCGAGATCAGCGCGGAATTCTACAGCTACCCGCAGAAATGGATTTTGGGCATGTCAGAAGACGCCGAACAGATGGACAAATGGCGGGCTTCAATGTCGGCAATGCTCCGGATCGATAAAGACGAAGATGGTGACAGGCCGGTCGTTGGGCAGTTCCAGCAGCAGACGATGAGTCCGCACATGGAGCAGCTGCGGATGTTTGCCGGGCTGTTTGCCGGTGAGACCGGTCTGACACTTGATGATCTGGGATTCCCGAGTCAGAACCCGTCCAGCGCAGAGGCGATCAAGTCAAGCCATGAAACGCTGCGGCTGACCGCCAGGAAAGCACAGCGGACGTTCGGGATTGGCCTGTTAAATGCCGGATATCTTGCGGCCTGTGTAAGGGATGATTACCCATATCTTCGAAAACAGGTTGCTGATACCGTGCTGAAATGGGAACCGATATTTGAACCGGATGCTTCGGCGCTGTCTACGATCGGCGACGGAGTTATCAAGATCAACCAGGCGATTCCGGATTATATTGACGAGGAAAAGATAAGAGGATTAGCGGGAGTCTGATATGGACGTTGCAGAATTGGCTGCGAAAATTGAAACAGAGTATGAGATGGCAATGCGGTACGATAAACAGATTGCTGCCTTATATGCAAAGGTGTCTAACGGAACCGCGACCTATGCAGAGGCCGAGAAGTTCGCGTCCATGTCAGGGCAGCATATCGGGAATATATTGGCTAAGTCGATTGAGACCAACTATCCCGAGGGCATTGCCTTAGATGAGGCTATGGACCTGATCCCGCCGCCGCTGCGGAAGAATCACCAGTACGTGACCGGCGTCACGCGTCAGATCCAACAGACGTTGAATGAAAAGGCCGGTATTGGGTTAAAGGCGATCGTTCCGGAAGTGGACGCAGAACAGAGCGCGAATATTGCCAGGGCAGTAGCGCAGGGCATATCAAGGGAGCAGCTTCTGAAGGAGGTCGAGAACAGCTCCATGAAGATCGTGGACCGTGCCGAACAGCAGAACGCCGCTGCTCATGCAAGCGCAGGGTTAGAAGTGCTCGTAACGCGCGAATATGACGACGTAGGAGTGCATAACGGCAAGGATGTCTGCGAATGGTGCGTCTCCCGATGCGGCATTGATATGTCCTATTCAGAAGCCTATGAAAAAGGCGCGTTCGAGCGTCATCCGGGCTGTGGATGTGTGATCACATACACGAGCAAAAAAGGTGTTGTCACTCGCCAGAGCCGCGCAGGCGGCAACTGGGAAGAGGTTAGCAGCAGAGATATAAGCGAACGTAAACGACACGGCCTATAGGAGGTGGTTCATTGGAGGTAATTAAGGGAGGATAACATCATGGATACCAGACAGGGACGACAGTCTCCAACGGTATCCGTAATATTGCCTTACGAAGACACGAAAGGCCCGGAAGCAATCGAGCTGTACAATGCAACAGAAAAGACCGCGCTGGAATGGCAGGAGGCGCTGTGTTATGACATCATGGCGGTCGGTCCGGAAGGGTACTGGGTACATCAGAAGTTCGGGTATTCCGTACCGCGAAGGAACGGCAAGTCAGAGGACGTTCTGATCCGCTGCCTGTGGGGTTTAAAGAACGGTGAACGTATTCTTTACACTGCTCACCGAGCAAGCACGTCACACGCAGTCTGGGAACGTCTGGGGCGGCTCTGTGAGAAGTCAGACATCAATGTCGAATCATCTTTCAGGGCATTCGGCAAAGAGCATCTGTACTGTGAAGGCGATTCTGTTATTGAGTTCCGCACAAGGACATCGACCGGCGGACTCGGTGAAGGGTATGACCTGCTCATCATCGATGAGGCGCAGGAATACACGCCCGAACAGGAGACGGCTCTGAAATATGTCGTTTCAGATTCGGACAATCCGCAGACAATCATGTTAGGGACACCGCCGACAGCGATCAGCGCCGGAACGGTCTTTCCGAAGTTCCGGAACAGGGTCCTGCAGGGTGATTCGTTCGAATCCGGCTGGGCTGAATGGTCCATTCCGAAGATGACAGATCCGAATGATGTCGATGCCTGGTATGAGACGAATCCGTCTCTCGGAACGATCCTGAAAGAAAGAACGATCCGTTCCGAAATTGGCGAAGATGAAATTGATTTCAATATCCAACGTCTGGGGCTGTGGATCAAGTACAACCAGAAGAGCGCGATCAGTCGGAATGAATGGGAAGCCTTGCAGGTCGACACACTGCCGAAGCTTAAAGGTCAGCTGTTCGCCGGTATCAAGTTCGGCCACGATGGAAAGAACGTTTCTTTATCCATTGCCGCTAAGACAGACAAGGATCAGATCTTCGTTGAAACTTTCGCCTGCCGGGCGATGAGCGGCGGAATAACATGGATCATTGATTTTCTGTCAAAGGCCGATGTTGCGAAGGTAGTCATTGACGGCGACAGCGGAAAAGCGGTCCTTTGCGATGCCATGAAGACGGCAAAGCTTAAAAAACCGATTACGACAACCGTTCCGGAGTTCATCAAGGCCAATTCGGTCTTTGAACTTGGACTTTCCCAGGGGACGCTGGTGCATATGCAGCAGTCAGCAGTCACCCAGATCGTCAGCAACTGCGAAAAGCGCGCAATCGGCAGCCATGGCGGTTTTGGATATCGGTCCCTTCTGGAAGAGGCGGACATTTCCATTCTGGACAGCATCATTTTAGCGTTCTGGATCTGCAGTGAAAGTAAGGCAAAGAAAAAACAAAATATCGCGTACTAACGGCATCCGATAAGGGTGCCTTTTTAGTGCAATAAATTACGGGCACCGCCGGAAAACGGGGAAAGGAAAACAAAATGTCAGAGTTCACCATCATTGAAACTCAGGAACAGCTTGACGGGATCATCAGCGAACGCCTCAAACGTGACAGAGAAGTCCAGGCTAAGAAGTATGAAGGCTGGTTCTCACCTGATAATCACCAGAAAGCACTCGACGAATTAAATCAGCGTATCAAGACATTGGAAGATGCCGCATCCGAATCGGAAAGAGCATTAGCAGAGAAAGATGCAGAGATCGCGAAGGGCGCACAGTACAGGACCGACCTGGAAAAAACGAGAATCGCGCTTGCGGCAGGCTTAAAGATCGAGTACGCCGACAGGCTCCGGGGCGAGACAGCCGAAGAGTGGAAAGCAGACGCGGAAGCTTTAGCCAAAGACTTCGCAACTGCGCATATTACCGCACCGCTTGGAAGCCCGGAACCAGCAAGCACAGGAACACCATCCGCGCGCGAAAAGTTCGCCGAATGGATGCAGGCAAAAATGAATCAATAAGGAGAAATAAAAATGAGTGGAATCAATACCAACAGAAGCAATATAGCACTCCCGACCGAGATTTCTGCAGAAATCATCCAGAAAACTCAGGAAGCGTCCGCAGTTATGGGCCTTGCCCGCCGCATTGCACTTCCCGGCAGGGGCCTTACTATCCCGGTAATCTCCGGAGATCCGGAAGCTGCATGGGTAGATGAGACCAACCCGAAACCGATCTCTAATCCGACCCTGTCCACGAAGATCATGCAGGCCTACAAGCTTGCCGTTATCGTTCCGTTCTCTGATGAGTTCGCTCGTGACATGGCAGGGCTTTATGATGCACTGATCTCCCGCCTTCCGGGCGCGCTGGCTCTTAAATTCGACAGCACCGTCTTCCATGGCACGGCTCCCGGCAGCAATTTCGATACCTTTGCAGCGGTGACTGCACAGTCCATCAGCGGCACCGGCAACAGCGTGTATAACGCACTGGTAGCGGCAGATGCTGACATTGCTACCGCAGGCGGCATTCTTAACGGCTTTGCTATGTCCCCGCAGGGCAAGGGCGAATTTCTTGCCGCTAAAGACACGACCGAACGCCCGCTGTTCATCAACAGTGTTGCAGAAGGCGCCGTTCCGATGATCCTCGGAGCACCGGTCAAGTACACCAAGGGCGCCTATAAAGCAGGCACTTCCGGCACCGGTGCGACTCCGGATGTCCTTGGTTTCGCTGGCGACTGGACACAGGCACTCTATGGCACTGTTGAAGGCGTCAAGATCGATATGTCCAATCAGGCATCCCTGACGATCAGCGGCAACCAGGTCAACCTCTGGGAACGCAATATGTTTGCAGTAAGAGCAGAAATCGAAGTCGGATTCCGCGCCGATACGACCTGCTTCAATAAGATCACCAGAACGCACGCATGATCAAATTCATCAACAAGCTGACAGGCGGCGAGATGTGGGTCGCGGAAGATCGCGTAGAGGAATACAAGGCGGCAGGCCATAAGCTTGCCGCTGTTCCTGTCGCGGAGAAACCCGCACAGAAGCCTAAGAAAGGAGCATCGAAAAAATGAGCGAGTTTGTCACGCTTGCAGAAGTCATACAGATCACCGGCAAGTCATACACGGCAGATGAACAAGCAAGGATTTCCGTTCTGCTGCCGCTCGTATCTGACGCGCTGCGCGTAGAGGCTGAGAAGGTCGGCAAAGACATAGACGGCATGATGGGGGCTAATGAGTCCTATGCAAGTGTTGTGAAACTCGTGACGGTCGACATTGTAGGCCGTGCGATGCGCCAGTCAATGGACGGCGAGCCGCTGTCACAGGAATCGCAGGCTGCTATTGGCTATTCATGGTCTGGTACCTATGCGATCCCCGGCGGCGGAGTTGCCGCGTCTATCATGCGAAACGACCTGAAACGGCTCGGTCTTCGCAGGCAGCAGTTCGGTTTTATGGATCTCTATCAGGAGGTATGACAATGTTACTTCCTTTCTGGCACACAACAATCACCCGTATTCGTCCGGGAGAGAAGGAATCACGCGGATCTGTTATCCCTGACTGGGATAATGCGTCCCGTCTCGATATCCCTGAATGTCTGGTGCAGCCGTCCACGACAGCTCTGTCACAGGACGGTCGAATCCAAGGCATCACAGACGGTTTGACCGCATGCTGTCCGCTTGACTCCGATATTCTTGCCGGAGATCGCATCGAATATCAGGGTGAAGTCTATACCATCATGGGAGATCCACAAAAATGGATCGGCGTCGGAAGACTGGAACACATGAAACTGAATCTGCAGAGGTGGTCAGGATGAAAGTTGAAAAAATCGAATTCAATAAAGCAGGCTTCAGGGGGATTCTGAACAGTCCAGGCGTTGAAAGTCTGATACGACAGAAGACCGAAGAGGTACGCGAAAGGGCAAACGCCAATCTGCACACCGAAAGCGAAGGCTTTATGTCCAAGATCTACACCGGAGCCGGGCAGGGACGTGTTGTTGGCATCGTTGGTACGACCGACTATGCGTCCATGGTCGCAGAAGCAGAAGAAAAAGCATTATCGAGGTCCGTAAGATGAGAATACCGATTGACTTTGAAGACGAGATCCGGAAGATCCTGGCGGGACATATGACAGCTTACTGCAAGCCGCTGCCGAAAGATTTTTCCATGCCGAACATCCTGATCACACAGGTAGGCGGCAGAACTGACTACACGTGGGCCGGGGTCGGCGAGATCGATGCAGCGGATATTACTCTTGATGCACGAGCCGAGACGGATGCTGAAGCAGTTGAAGCACTCCGGGAGGCGATCGGGTATCTGGAGCAGGCTGTTTCGACCCAGACCACGCCGATCCTGATGGCAGAGGTCAACACGGTAAGTTCTACAATCAACGATCCTGTCAGACCTGATTTAAAGATGTGTACCGCCAGATATCTGGTAAGGGCACGAAGAATGGAGGAATAAAAAACATGGCTACACATGATGTAAAACTTGGAATCGGTGATGTCAGCGGCATGTTTTATCATGCACCCGCCGGAACTGCACTTCCGGCCACGGCATCCGAAACACTTGCTCAGGAGTGGAAAGAGGTCGGATATGTCTCGCAGGACGGTCTGTCCGTCTCCGTGAACGCGTCTACTGACAGTATTAAAGACTGGGGTAACAGATCTGTTCGTGTATTCGTAACGGAAAGCGAGGAGACTGCACAGTCTACCGTGATTACCACGACGAAAGAAACGCTTGAGACCGTTCTCGGCGCTTCTAATGTATCTGAAGCAACCGGCACGATCACCGCATCCCTGTCCCTTGCGACTCTGCCGCCGGAAGAAGCATTCCTGTGGCGGATGAAGGACGGCGACGATATGATCATCGTCGGATGCACGAAAGGCCAGGTCACTGCGCTTGACAGCCTGTCTTTCCAGCCGGGCAGCGCAATCGCATGGACTCCGACCATCACGGTTCTGGAAGGTACGTTGAAGATCATTTCCACTGCAGGCTGACACATTGATTCATGAGGCCGTGTGGGTTCTTGCCTGCATGGCCTTTGTTTTTTTAGGAGGAAAGAATGGGCTATCAGATCACAGACCATGAACCGTATATTATTACCGGCAAGAATGGAAAAGAATATCAGATTCCGCAGTTAAAGGGCCTCGGCGTCGATGATTTCGCACAGCTTCTCAAATACAACGAGACAGATGATGTCATCGAAAAAATCAAGATCTGCAAAGAGTTCTTCTTGAAAATCGCGCCGGATCTGGAAGAGGAAGAGATTGGCGACGTGGAATATTTCCAGATTTTCCAGGATTATAACCGTGCCAAGACTCACACCCAGAAAAAACGCGTGGGGGAATCTTAAGCCTTGCGAAGTACGTATTAGATCACCGCAAGGCCATAGAACACGATTTATTAGTTGAAACAGGCCATGAATTGAGAGATGTCGGGAATTCCTTATCATGGGAAGCACTCGACTCTTATCTTTCTAATATGAGTCCGGATTCGGCCCTTGCCAGAGAGTTGAATCCGAAGATGAGCAGCTGGGCGACGCGGGCGAAGACCAATTCTATTCTGGCAAGTGTCTATGATATGCTGGCGGTCATTAATTCGAACCTTTGCGCTAAAGGTACAAGGAAACGGCCGCATAAACCAACACCTTACCCGCGCCCGTGGATAGAAGACAAGAAACAGGAACCGGAAGTCACGCACATCGGCAAGGATGCACTCCCGCCGGATGAATTAAGGGCGTGGTTCAAGCTTAAAGAGGTA